TACCTGCCTGCCCCTACGCAAAAGCAGCGTGGAAAGATGATAAGGTAGATATAGTCTTTAAAGAGACCGATGATTACTCGATAGTCTTTGATACAATCCTAAATTGGGATGACACCAAAGAGCTGGTGATTGTAGCAGATACGTCATTTATCGAAGTAGAGGATGAGTTTCATAAGTACCTCGATGATATCAATGAGTGTATATCTGAAAAATTTTTTGAAGATCAGGATTTTTGGGTAATGGGGTTTCATCCTTATCAGGACTCTAACGAGCTGATTGATGATGGGACTTTTGAGGGAATCAGCGACACGGAATATGCAATTATATTCGTGCAGAGATTATCTAAGTTACAGGAAGCGTCTAACAAATTGGTTGGTCGCAATTACTACGACAGGTACTTCAAGACTTACGATGTATCTGAAATGTATGAAATCCGAAAGGAATATTACAGGAGATTGAAAGATGCGCGGATCAAAGAAAGCAGGGCCAGTTAAGAGAAGAGTCATGCGTAACGGCGGGACGGCAGCTAAAAAAGCTGGCCCCGTAAAAAGAATGAGCGGTGGAGCGGCTAAGAAAGCTGGCCCCGTAAAGAAGAGAAGCGGAGGAACAGCCGCTAAAAAAGCTGGCCCAGTGAAGAAGCTTCGCGGCGGCGGAATGACAGTCAAGAAGATGCGTAGCGGAGGAAGAAACCTTCGTGATGAAGAAGCTAGGGTTATTGGCGTACAAGACAATGCCGCTGATGAAATGCGTAGAGTAAAAGCTCGCCGCCCTAACGATGCTGCTGAGCGTATGGACAAGCGAAGTCAAGAGTCTCGTGTTGGCTCTCGTGAGCGTAATGCTCGTGAGGAGATGACTCGTTTAAGACGCGAAGCAGCAGGCATGGGAATGAAGGATGGAGGACAGGCAACATCTAAGCTTACCAACCAGCATAAGCGCTATGCGATGACTGGCACAACTAAGCTGGCTACAGGCGGCAAAGCGCCAATGTCTACAAAAACTAAAAGAACCAAAACACCTTCACTTAGTCCTCCGACTCGCGTAATACAAGCTCGCGGAATGGGTGCTGCCATTAAAGGCGGGAACTTTACGGAAAATACCTAATGGCTATTGAAAAATCACTTTATTCTGAGTCAGACCCTGATGTTCTTGCAGCCTTAGAAATTCAAATTGAAAACCCAGATTCGGTTACAATTTCTGATGGCGACAATGTAATCAGCATGGACTTCGATGAGTCAGAAATGATTGCCGAGCATGGCGACAACCTTGTTGATTTTATGGATCGGCAAGAGCTGGAGCGGCTTGGAAGTGATTTAGTTAATGGCTTTAATGCAGATAAAGAAAGCCGCCATGACTGGGAAGAGTCCTATATAAAGGGACTCGACCTAATGGGAATGAAGTTTGAAGACCGAACAACCCCTTGGAGCGGGGCTTGTGGCGTATTCCACCCAATGCTTAGTGAAGCTGTCGTTAGATTCCAGTCTCAAACAATTATGGAAATCTTTCCGGCGGGTGGCCCTGCAAAGACTGCGATTGTAGGCGAGCTGACAGACGAGAAGGTTAAGCAGGCTGAGCGCGTTCAAGATTATCTTAACTACATGATGACCGTTAAGATGACCGAATACCGAACAGAGACAGAGAAGCTACTGTTTTCATTGCCTATAGCTGGCTCTGCCTTTAGGAAAGTCTACTTTGACCCGAATCTAGGGCGAGCCTGCTCTATGTTTGTTCCGGCTGAAGACTTTGTTGTGAGCTATGGCGCTGCCGATCTGGAAACAGCAGAGCGCTGCACTCATGTAATGAAGAAGACTACCAACGAAGTTCTGAAATTACAGCAAAGTGGCTTCTATGCAGACGTTGAGCTTCCAGCTCCGGCTCCTGATACCACTGAAATTACGGCTAAGTACAATAAATTAACAGGTGATCACCCCAACTACGAGGTTGATCAGCGTCATACCCTGCTAGAGTGCATGGTAGACATAGACCTTGCAGGCTTTGAAGACACAGATAACGGCGAACCTACCAATATTGGCCTGCCTTATGTCATTACTGTTGATAAGTCATCAAATACCATTCTTTCTATACGCAGGAACTGGAAAGAAGACGATGAGTTAAAGCTAAAGCGTCAACATTTTGTCCATTACCAGTATCTTCCGGGCCTTGGTTTCTACGGGTTTGGCCTAGTTCACATGATTGGAGGCTTGACTCAGTCAGCCACATCATTGTTACGTCAATTAGTTGACGCAGGAACACTTGCTAACTTACCGGGCGGATTAAAAGCGCGAGGACTGCGTATTAAAGGGGATAGCTCCCCGATAATGCCGGGAGAGTTTCGGGATGTAGACGTTCCGGGCGGGGTAATCCGCGACAACATCACCTTCCTTCCATATAAGGAGCCATCTGCTGTACTTCACCAGATGCTTCAGGAAATTGTGGAGGATGGTCGCCGATTTGCTTCTGCTGGAGACTTAAAAGCTTCTGATATTAATGGTGAAGCCCCAGTCGGTACTACATTAGCGCTACTTGAGCGCGAAATGAAGGTAATTAGCGCTGTTCAGGCGCGTGTTCATGCGGCAATGAAGAGAGAATTAAGGATTCTTTCCGATATCGTTGCAGACTACGGCCCTACTGAATACCCCTACGATTCGGTTGAAAACGCTATTACTTCCGAGGATTTTGATGATCGAGTAGATATTATTCCGGTCAGTGACCCCAATTCGGGAACTATGTCACAAAGAATCATGCAGTATCAGGCAGCTCTTCAGCTTGCTCAACAAGCACCGCAGATGTATGACCTACCTCTGCTGCATAGACAAATGCTGGAAGTGCTAGGCATTCGTGACGCAGACAAGATTATTCCAACTACAGACGATATCAAGCCAACCGATCCAATCTCAGAGAACATGAACCTGATGGTCGGCAAGCCTGTAACAGCTTTTATATACCAAGACCACAAGGCGCACATAGAGGCGCATACTTCGGCGATGAATGATCCGAAGATAGCTGAGCTTCTTAATCTGGCTCCTGACGCACAGGTAAAGCAGGCTGCACTTGCGGCTCACGTTGCTGAACACGTTGCCTTCCAGTATCGACAAGATATTGAGAAAGAGCTTGGGGTTGCATTGCCTCCGGTTGATTCTACTCTTCCAGAAGATATTGAATACAGGCTGTCTCAGCTAGTAGCTCCTGCTGCTGCACAGTTAACAGGAAGAGTGCAACAAGAAATGCAAGCGGAAGAAATGATACAGCAGGCTGAAGACCCAATTCTTCAACTGCAAAAGGCTGAGCTTGAGCTTGAGAATATAAAGATTGAAACCAAGGCAGCAACAGACATGGCTAGGATTCAGGCCGACTTAACGAAGGCTGCGGCTAGAGATGACCTAGACAGAGACAAGCTGGCAGCAGACCAGAAAGTCGAAGGGGCTAAGCTTGGCGTTAGAATTGCAGAAACCAACACTCAGGAAGAGCTTGAATCAAGGAAGATAGCATCGAAGGACAAGCTTGCTGGCGCTAAGATTGGCATTGAAATAGCGAAAGAGCTGATGGTAGACAATAGAGAAAGAGATATTGAAGAAATGATTAATAAAAGAGATACTACGCGAGAGCGTGATATCAACAAGAGAGAACTAGATGAGTGAAGTGTTTAGTAGTAATGCTTTAAAAATCTTAAATGACAAGATACGAATCATTATGAACGAGTACGCTGACAACATTAGTAGCGGTTCTTGTCGCAACATGGAAGAATATTCAAAGGCTGTCGGGGTTATAGAAGGACTTGCGTTAGCCGAAAGAGAATTACTTGATCTGAATAAACAGATCGGGCAGGACTAATCTCCGTATAATGCGGTGCGTAGTGACTCTGGACACTTATTCCAGTGCGGGGGAATACTAATGGTAAAGTCATTAGCAAAGGTAGGAGCGGTGGGCGTTGCAACCACTGAAGAAAATACTGTGGATATTGAAACCACTGAAAAGGCTCGTGTACCTCATCAACTTCCTGAACCGAAAGGTTTTAAGGTTTTGATTGGTTTACCTGAACCTGACAAGGCGACAGAGGGCGGCATTCTCAAGGCACAAGAAACTGTGCAGGCTGAGGAAGTTGGTTCCATTGTAGGCTTTGTTCTTAAACTAGGCCCAGATGCTTACGCTGATAAACTGCGTTTTCCTAACGGCCCGTATTGCAAGGAGGGTGATTTTGTAATTATGAGATCATATTCAGGCACACGGTTTAAGGTTCATGGTACTGAATTCCGGCTTATCAACGATGACAGCGTAGAAGCTGTAGTAGATGACCCTAGAGGAGTTATGAAGATATGAGCGAAGATAATGCGAATGAAGACACTGCCGATCTTATGTCAGTCGAAGACAAGTTCTTTGGCGTTAAGACGCAGCATATTAAGTCTGGTGGTGACGTTGTTGACTCGGAAGAGGAATCCGATCTACAGATCGAGGTTATTGACGATCATCCATCTGAAGAAAAACGGCCACCGAAGAAGGCCAAAGAAACTAGCGAGCCTGCTCCTAATTATAATGATGGTTTTAGCGACAAAGAACTGCATTCATATACTAAGGGCGTTCAAAAGCGGATTAATCAACTTCGTGCAATTAACCACTCAGACAAGCGCAAAATTGGGGAAGCCCAACGGATGCGAGATGAGGCTGTTAATTTGGCAAAGACGCAACATGGCAAGCTTCAAGAATATGAGGCTCTCCTAGCTAAAGGCCAAAACGCCATTATCCAGACCTCTAAGGGTAAGGCTCAATTTGAGATTGAGACCGCCAAGAAAGAGCTTAAAAAAGCTCACGAGGAAGGTAATGCAGACTTGCTGGTGTCAAGTCAAGAGCAGCTTAATTCTGCTCAGGCCCAACTTCGGGACATGGAATCCAGAGCGGTTTCCCTTAAACGAAACTTGGATCAACAGGCTAAGCAACAGGCTTATGAGAAGGCTAATCCACAACCAGTCCCTCAGCAGCAAGTTGAAGTAAGCCCAGAACAAAGCAATTGGATGCAGAGCAATCCTTGGTTTCAGCCATCGGCTCAACAAGGACAGCCTGTAAACCCAATGCATAAAGAGATGACTGCGATTGGTTTAGCTATTCATGATAATCTATTTCATGAGGGCATTACTGCTAACACCGATCCTCAGACATATTACTCTGAAATAGACAAAAGAATGCGTGACAGATTTCCTGACTACAAAGGTTTTCAGGATGGCAGAGAGGAACGAAGCGCCCCGCCGCGTCAACGTAGAAACACCACCGTGGTAGCCCCTACTTCCAATAGGAATAATGGAGCAAAGACACGCAAAGTATCGCTTACGCAAACTCAAGAGGCTCTCGCAAGGCGCTTGGGTGTTACTATTGAACAATATGCTGAGCAAATGTTAAAACAGGAGATTGGCTAATGTCAGAAGAAAAAACCACACGCGCACCCCACGGCAAAGATTCGCGGGAAAACAGTAAAAGAGTTAGTGATGCGTGGATACCCGCGTCTTCATTACCTGAGCCAGACCACAGAGATGGGATTCGCCATAGGTGGATTCGTACATCAATGTTAGGTCAGGCAGATAATACAAATGTGTCGCAGAAAATGAGAGAAGGATGGGTTCCGGTCATAGCATCAGAATACCCTGAGATCGATTTTACGGCAGAAATGGGGACACGTTACCCCGAAAACATAGAATACGGTGGCCTGCTCTTATGCTCTATTCCCTTAGAGACACTAGAGAAGCGTGACGAATACTATAATAAGGTAGCGAAAAACCAGATCGATGCTGTAGACAATAATTTTCTGCGAGAAGAAGACCCTCGGATGCCTCTTTACAAAGAGAATTCTAGCAGGACTACTTTTGGTCGAAGATAATATTTGATTGTCTTCACAACGAGGATATTGTTATGTCAACAACAGCACTCCCAATGGGGGCGGAACCAGTAGGCGGTCTAAGCGCTTGTGGTTCTTTCTCCGGCAAGGTTCGTCATATCAAAATAGCTAGTGGTTATGCTACTAATATTTTTTATGGTGACTTTGTTAAACTAGTAGCGGCAGGTACTGTCGAAAAAGATGCCGGAACAACTACACTAACTCCGGTTGGCATTTTCATGGGCTGTTTTTATACAGACGTAGGTACTGGTCAACCAACTTTTAATCAAAGTTGGCCCACAGGAACTGTAGCGGCTGACGCTATGGCTTATGTTTTAGATGATCCAGATTGCGTTTTCAGAATGCAAGGCAACGGCTCTCTAGCTCAAACAACTTTGGGCAATAATATTGCTGTCGTTCAGACAGCGGGTTCTACCTCTATCCAGCGAGGCAGGAATTCGGTTAACGCCGGAACTGCTGCAACTACAAACACTCTTCCTTTACGGATTCTTGAGTTTGTTGATGGCCCGGATAGTACGGTAGGTGATGCTTTTACTGATGTTCTTCTGACGTATAACGCCGGAATGCACCAGTATCGTCGTGCTTTAGGCACATAATAGGAGACTAGCAAATGGCTATTTCAAGAGCGCAAATGCTCAAAGAGCTTCTGCCGGGTCTTAATGCCCTGTTTGGCTTAGAGTACGCAAAATACGAAGATGAAGATAAGATGATCTACGAAACTGAATCATCTGATCGCTCATTTGAGGAAGAAGTAAAATTAAGTGGATTTGGTGCTGCACCTGTTAAACCTGAAGGCTCTGCAATCAATTACGATTCAGCGCAAGAAGCGTTTACGGCTCGCTACACCCATGAAACTATTGCTCAAGGTTTCGCAATTACAGAAGAGGCTATGGAAGATAACCTCTATGCTTCTCTGTCTCAGCGATACACTAAAGCCCTAGCGCGAGCTATGTCTTACACGAAGCAAGTTAAAGGTGCGATTCCATTAAACCAAGGATTTACCAATGCCTTTCAGTCTGGCGATGGTACTAACTTGTTTTCTGCCGTTAATGACGGCGTAGCTGGCGGCGGTGGTCATCCACTAGTCAGCGGTGGATTTAACTCTAACCGTCCTGCGACTGGTGCTGATTTGAATGAAACCTCACTGGAAAGCGCAATAATCTCTATTGCTGCGTATACCGATGAGCGTGGACTTCTGATTGCTGCCCGACCACGGCGTTTGATTGTTCCGCCTAACTTGATGTTTGTTGCTACGCGAATCCTTGATTCTGAGCTTCGCACTAGTACAGCTAACAACGACATCAATGCCATTAAGAGCAATGGTTCTATACCTGAAGGTTACTCAGTTAATCATTACCTAACTGACAATAACGCATGGTATATTATCACTGACGTACCAAATGGTATGAAGCACTTCGAGCGTACTCCGCTTGAAACTTCAATGGATGGAGATTTCGATACTGGAAACGTGCGCTACAAAGCGCGAGAACGCTACAGCTTCGGTGTTTCTGATCCACTAGGTATCTTCGGGTCTCCCGGCGCTACTTAAAGCAATGCATAGGCGGGGAGCTTCGGCTCCTCGTTTATTTAATTCTGGGAACATATCAGTTTTAGCGACCATCACCCCAGTGGACGTTACGAAGACGCTAAGACGAATCCTTTCGTAAGAGGTAATTATCATGGCT